ATGATCTCAATCGTTATCTCAGGTAGCTCTGAAGGTGATGAGCGTCGGATGATAGACAACCTAATGACAAAGCTTCGTGCCTTGGTCGAGGAGTGCAAGATGGGTGTCATACTTGTCAGTCACTTGAAGCGACCAGAAGGTAGAGGACACGAAGATGGTGCAACTACATCGGTGGCACAACTACGCGGGTCGGCAGGTATCGCACAACTAAGCGATATGGTTATTGGCTTAGAGCGAAACCAACAAGACGCAGAAAACAAACACCTCACATCAGTAAGAGTTCTGAAGAATAGATTCAGTGGTGATACTGGTGTTGCTTGCAACTTGAGGTGGCAGCCAGAGACAGGACGTTTAACAGAGGAAAAATTAACAGAGGGAGACACAGGTGAAAATTATTTTTAGATTATGGAATATTGTTCAAACTTCAGATACGACCTCAAGGTGGGACAAGTTGCTGAGAAGCAAGTGGCTGACCTTTTACAAGACAAAAAGATTGAGGTCAAACGCGACCTTAAAGCAAAAACTACTGGCAACTTATATATCGAATATGAATCAAGGGGCAAGCCCTCTGGTATCTCTCGCTCCGAGGCAGACTACTGGTGCTTTGCTTTCGAGAATCTTTTCATCTTCATTGAGACAACCAAACTCAAAGAGATAATAGAGCCAATGAAGGGAAGCACTATGGATAAGCGAGGTGGAGACAAGAACTCCAGTAAGGGAATCCTATTACCACTAGAACGATTAACGGAATTGAAATGAACACACTTACATTTGATATAGAAACAAACGGAATTAAAAACTGGGCAACACTCAGTGACCTAGACACACTACATTGTTTATCCATCTACGAGTCATATACTCAAGAGATGAGCAGCTACAGCACAGTAGCAGGTAACATTGAAGAAGGACTTGAGAAGTTAAAGAACGCTAATACTATTGTAGGACACAACGTCATAGGGTTCGATGTCCCTGCCCTACGGAAGTTATATGGGTTCACTCACGACAACGTGATAGACACCTTGGTGTTAGCTCGGTGCATCTTTCCAGATGTACGCAACGATGACTTCAAGCGTGTAGACTTTGACACTAAGCTAATAGGCTCACACTCACTCAAGGCTTGGGGAACTCGACTAGGTATCCTCAAGGATAACTATGGTGAGACAGCGGACTGGTCACAGTGGACACAAGAGATGCAAGATTACTGCGAGCAAGATGTTCGTGTGACTTCTGCTTTGTATCTGTGGTTAAAGTCCAGACATCCATCAGAACAAATGATAGAGCTTGAGCATAAGTTCGCTACCCAAATGCGTCTCCAAGAATACAACGGGTTTCCTTTTGATAATAGAAAAGCTGTTGAGCTTATGGAGAGGCTGATGCTTGAGAGGTGTGAGATAGAGTCCGACCTACAAAAAGCTTTTCCTCCTATCGTTGAAGAAACAAAAAGTTTTCAATGGGAGAACCGAAACGGTGATGTCTTTCCTACAAAGAAAGCTATGCTAGAGGTCGGCTACAAAGCTAACGATTGTATTAGAGGCGACCGCAAAACTAAATCTATTCCATTCAACCCTAACAGTCGTGACCAAATCTCTACTAGGTTAATGGAGCAAGGATGGAAGCCTGCCGCGTTTGATGGTAAGCGCCCTGCTATAAATGAAAGCGTGCTTAAGGACATTAACACTGAGGAGTCTCTCAAGCTACTACAGTTCTTGACCATCTCCAAAAGACTTGGACAACTCATGGAAGGTAACCAAGCTTGGATTAAGTTAGAGCGTAATGGTAAGATACATGGTGGTATAAATACTAATGGCGCTATCAGCGGTCGATGCACTCATCAAAATCCTAACGTAGCTCAAGTCCCATCTGTGCGTAGTCCCTATGGTGGTGAGTGTAGAGAACTATTCACTGCACCAGAGGGTAAAGTATTAGTAGGATGTGATGCTAGCGGATTAGAACTAAGATGTCTTGCCCACTATCTATACCCTTGGGATGACGGCAATTACGCTAAGACTATCCTTGAAGGTGACATCCATACAGCTAATCAAAAAGCAGCAGGACTAGAGACAAGAGACCAAGCCAAGACTTTCATCTATGCTACACTCTATGGTGCAGGTGATGCCAAGATTGGTTCCATTGTTGGGGGTAGTTCTAAGGAAGGCAAGCGCCTCAAGGGTAACTTCAAGAAGAACCTTCCAGCATACAGCAAGTTAGTAACAGCAGTCGAAGCTAAGGTCACATCAGTCGGTTCACTCATCGGTCTTGATGGACGCAAGCTACCCTGTCGTTCAGCACACTCAGCACTCAACTTACTGTTGCAGTCAGCAGGTGCAGTCATAATGAAACAAGCCTTAGTGAACTTCGTAGCTGAAGCTCCAGCGTTCTATCTAATGCACGCTAATGTTCACGATGAGGTGCAGTTTAGTTGTGACGAGAAGGATGCTCCAGTTCTTGGAGAGTTATTCGTCAAAGCAATTACCAAAGCAGGTGATGACTTGAACTTCAAGTGTCCTCTTGATGGTGAATATAAAGTAGGAAACAACTGGAAGGATACACACTAATGGCTAAAGAACACTTAGTAAAAGAATCTATTGTGTTGGGTTTAGAAGTTAAGATTGATGAGCTTAAGCAGAATCTTAGTAAGCTAGACCTAGAACGTATTCACTTAGTCAAACTTATAACCAAACTAGAAACATTCAAAAAAGAAATATGAGCGGTAAAACAATAATGATAGATGGCGATATGATTATATATCGTGCAGCGTTTTCATCAGAGGTGGAAACTAAATGGGATGACGACACATGGACACTCCATTCATCGGAAGCAGAAGCCACTGCAAAGGTAGACGAACTCGTTGAGACTATTATGAAGAGGTTGAAAGCTACTGATTACATTACGTGCATTAGTAGTAAGACCAACTTCCGTCATGACCTCTACCCAGACTACAAGGCTAATCGTTCAGCTAAACGTAAGCCGTTGTGTATCAAGGCATTAACTGAGTATATGTATGACTACCATAACGGGTTGATTGTAGATAACTTAGAAGCAGATGACCTCATCGGTGTTCTCTGCACTAGGAACCCCAAGGATACCATCGCAGTTAGCGGTGACAAGGACTTCGGCACACTGCCCATCACTTGGTATAACCACCTGAAGGACGAGATTACTACTACAAAGTTAAAGCAAGCTAAACGCTTTCACCTCATTCAAACACTTACAGGTGACGCTATTGATGGATACAAAGGTCTCAAGGGTGTTGGCATTAAGACTGCAGAAAAGATACTAGATAAGAATGGTGCTACGTGGAAGACCGTTGTTGATGAGTATAAGAAGCATGACCTCACAGAAGATGATGCCCTACTCACAGCACGACTAGCCTACATCCTACAGAAACAACATTACAACTTAGAAACTAAAAAGATAAAACTATGGACACCAAGAAAGTAACATTACCTGACAGTGGTAAACGCTCAGAGTTTGACACAGGTGCAGTGAGAGATGCGATGGAGGGAAAAGGGATGCCCTCGTTGCTACCTATAGATGCACTACGAGCTGCCTCTAAACGCTTTGAAGATGGGGCTAATAAGTATGGTCGTGACAACTGGACTAAGGGTATTCCACTCAGTAGATACATAGATAGTTTGTATAGACACCTATGGCAATTCATGGAAGGAGATGAGAGTGAAGACCACGCTGGTGCTATCGTTTGGAACGCCATGTGTCTTGTTCAAACTGAGGAATGGATTAAGAATGGTAAGTTACCTAAGTCGTTAGATGACATAAGGAAGAGGGAATATGAAGAATCGAACCAAGAAGAAAGGTAATTATGGCTGACTCATTTCCCCCAATACATCCACAATTACTCAAGGCTTTGGTTGAAAACTTCCCACAAAAAGATTTTGATACGAGTAAGTCATTAAGAGATATGGACTTTCATAATGGACAACGCTCAGTCATTAACTTCCTTACCCATCAATTCGATATTCAAAACGAAAATATCCTAACGAAAGAATAACATCATGTGCATGTCATCACCCAAGATACCAGACCCAGTGCCACCACCCGCACCTCCTCCCCCTCCTACTAAGACAGCTAAGACGGTGGAGAACAAAGCTCTTAAGCGACGCGGTGGTTCCTCTAGGAAGCGCGGTACTTCAGCTCTTACTATTCGCCGCTCTTCAGTCAACACTGGCTCAAGTGGCACAGGTGCAAATATAGCTTACTAATATAAATGGCAGACAGAACCCTAACGGTAAACGGTCAACCTTTCACATTTAATCGTGATAGGTTTGCAGGTGTAAGAACTATGACGAGTGGGCATGTGTACCCCTCAAGTCAATTTAAGGCTAGTAATTCTACATCCTACTGGTCAGCTACAGCTACAGCAGGAACCGACGGGACTGAGTGGAGGTTAATTAGTAACTTAGCCAACGATGGCGCGTTTAACTTTGGCACGTTAATGTTAGCAGATAACACCACAGCATCTAAAGTAAGAGTAGGTAAGCACCGTGTTGAGTTTGATTTAACTTTAAATTCTGGGGATATTAACGATGATAGTAACATCGGCAGCGACGGCTTTTATCTTGTAACTCGAGACCACGATGATGACCCTTCTGGCAGTGAAATATCCACAACGAACCTCGTATCTGTAGGTTCTAACAGTATAGACGTAGAAGTATTTGATGATGGAGACGACACCTTTTTACCAACTATATTTCTTTCTGCACGTCCAGACTCAGTATTCGATGTCACCGTAAGCAACCTCAAGGTCACCCACAACTACGAAGAAATTACAGTAGACCGCACAGCCGATAGTGGTGGAAGAACTATGACTGCTACCACTCCATTGAGTGATGGCACTACCGAAATGCAAGTTACTGTTACTGGTACCGATAGTAATGGTAATGATAACTCTTCACTATCAGGAACTTACACAAGACCACACTCTACATCTTTAACTTGGAATCAAGTCGGGGGTGATGGAGCTATTTATAGACAAGTAACTGGCGGTGGTTTTGCTTGGAGTTTTATTGATGGCTCTGATGGTACACCTAGTTTCAGCATAAATGTTGCTGAAAATGTTATAGTTCCTTGGCAGGTAGCAAGTAGCTTTGCATCTAATAATGTTACTCTTAGTTCTGTTGAAGAGACAATCACAGTAGACCGTTCTTCAGACCGTAAGGGTGAGTCTCGTCCACTACTAAGTAAAGTAGTAGGTGGGGCAACAGCAGCATACAGCCTACGTGACCTTAACGACAAGCAAGGTAACAACAAGGTTGTCCGTGTTCGTCGCAAGAGCGATAACGCTGAGCAGGACTTTACGGCTTCAGGTGTAACCTCTGGGGCATTGACTTCTTTTGTAAATGAAGATGTAACTATATACCAATCAGATTATTCAGCAGGAATAGATGGATTTAACGCAACAAGCACTACAACCGCAACGGGCAATCAAGACGGAGTAAGTGATTCAGCTGGAACAAGCAAAGACAATGTATTAAAGGCAGTTAAGGCAGCAGATTCTCAAGCTTATCTGCAAAGAGACCAAGGAGTTGTAGCTGGTCTAACATATACAGTATCTGGTTCATTCTTTGCTCCATCGGCAAACACTGCTGTTGATGGAATAATGATTAAGGATGGATTATCTGGTAGTAGTCTTTCTAATTATCCTAGCGGATATTTAGTTTCAGATGGGACTTGGACAGACTTTTCTTTTTCTTATACAGCAACAGCAAGTGGACTCCAAAGAGTTCAACTCGGCATTAGTTCTCTTGGCAGTAATCCCAATGGTTCATCTACTGGTTCAACGGGAGACATTGTTTACATAGCTGATTTAAAGTTTGTTGAGACTACATCTAACGGCTTTGTAGAGACTTGGTATGACCAGTCAGGTTACGGACACGACGCGACACAGTTGACCGCTTCTTATCAGCCTAAGATTGTCGATGCTGGTGTACTTGTTACTGACCGTGATGGTAAGTTAGCACTTAATGGTAAGGGTGCTAAGTTAGACCTGCCGACAAATGCTCCTATGCTATCAACGGATGGCACTTACTCATTGTTTGCTGTTGTAGATTTTGATGACCAACGGAATGGCAATGATAACTTTAATAATATCCTTCGGTTTGATTCAACAACCGCTGGCGGAGCGGCTTCTGCGAGAAAGCCTCTAGTCTACTTAAACCAAACGAACGGGTCTTTAAGCGCAACTAGTCCTAGCTTTGCTAGTGGAAGCGCAGACTATACTCTTGCGGAAACACTTAGCGTTCAGCTTTTTACAAATATAGCTAACCCTGCTCTTTCTACTGGAAATAATACAGTTTATGCAGACGGTGCTTTAGTTGGGTCTACTAATAGCGCAACCTCTGTAAACACAAACAATCTATTAAGTTCGTCCACGCAGATATTTGATAATCAAGAAACAACGGTAACGCACTTCTTATCCGAAGTCATCTACTACCCCTCCGACCAGTCAGCCAACCGTCCCGCCATCGAAGCTAACATTAAAAATCAATACGAAATATCATAATGTATCTAATCTACGCAAGCGAAGAAGCCGCCATTGAGCGAGCAGACGAAGAAGGCAAAGACAACAACTTCTCCTACTGGACTGAAGGCAAGGGAACCAGATGGTTGACCAAGCCAGTCCCTACGGCTGACGGTATGTGGGCTTTAGATGTTTCTGAGTATGACCTCGACGAGTCCGAAGAGTCCGCTACTGTTGAAACCTATTCACCCCTAGAAGTCGAAGAGGACTAATATATTTATGAGTAACAAATCTGCCGAAAGCTTATACACCTCCCTTGAAGGGAAGCGCTACCAATACCTAGACAGAGCCAGACAAGCATCTAAATTAACTTTACCTTATGTAATGCCTGATGAGGGCTTCGGTTCTCATTCACGGTTAGAGACACCATTTCAAGGCGTTGGGGCAAGAGGAGTAAACAACCTCGCTTCTAAATTACTGTTGGCACTTCTACCCCCCAACGCCCCCTTCTTTAGATTAAACATAGACAAGTATGCTTTAGCAGCCGAAGGCGCTGATGCGAGTGTATTGTCTGAAATCGAAGCAGGACTTCAACAAGTAGAAGATTCTGTGATGGATGAGATTAGTCGTGAGACCTATCGCGTTGCTATCCATGAAGCACTTAAGCATCTTATCGTTGCTGGTAATGCTTTAGTATATATGCCTGATGATGGTGGTATGCGTGTGTTCCATCTCGACCGCTATTGTGTTGAGCGTGATGCTATGGGGAATACCCTATACATCTGCACCAAAGAAACACTTTCATATATGTCACTATCCGATGAGTTGAAAGAACTCGTAGGTGTCCAAGGAGAAAGTGCTGACGAGGCTATCAATCTTTACACAGCAGTGTGCCGTAAGAGTGACCACTGGTTTGTCTACCAAGACATCAATGGTATTCGTATCCCATCCTCTGAAGGTAAATACAAACTCGACAAGAACCCATTCATCCCACTTCGCTTTACTCGCGTTGATGGTGAAGACTATGGTCGTGGTTATGTAGAAGAATACCTCGGAGACCTTCAGTCACTTGAGACCCTTACCCAAGCAATCGTTGAGGGTAGTGCAGCAGCCGCCAAGGTTCTGTTCATGGTTAATCCTAATGGTACAACCAGAGCAAGGACACTAGCTGAGTCACCTAATGGTGCTATCACCCAAGGTAATGCTCAGGACGTATCGGTTCTACAACTTAATAAATTTAATGACTTCCGCGTTGCTCAAGAAACTATCAGAGAAATCAAAGATAGACTTGGACACGCCTTCTTACTTACTTCAGGAGTTGTTCGCCAAGCCGAACGTGTGACTGCCGAAGAAATAAGAATGTTAAGTATTGAACTAGAGTCTGCCCTTGGTGGTCTCTACTCTCTACTTAGTACAGAACTTCAAATGCCTATGGTCAACCGACTGTTGGTAGTAATGAAGAAAAAGAAATCGTTACCTGAACTACCTAAGAATGTGGTGAACCCTGTTATCATTACAGGTGTTGAAGCACTAGGTCGTGGTAATGATTTACAGAAACTTGATTTGTTCCTAGCTGGAGCAGCTCAAGTTGTTGGTGCTGAAGCTGTCGCTCAGTTCGTTAATGTGAGTGAATACTTCAAACGTAGAGCAACCTCTCTGGGTATCAAGACTCAAGAGTTAATCAAGAGTCCTGAACAGATGCAGCAAGAGGCACAGGAAGCCCAACAAGCAGCGATGATGCAAGCTGCCATACCTAATGGCGTAAATGCGATTAGTAGCCAGTTAAGCCAAGCTCAAGACGGAGCGAATATGAATCAACAAGTAGAAGCAAGCGAGTAAAAATGGAAAGAGTAGTTATACAGGAACACAGTGAGGACGAAAATATCTCACTAGAAAAACAAGCGGCAATGCAAGACGAAGCCGCCAAAGCTAGAGGTCAATCTATTGTAGCTGAATCTGAAAAGGTTGAAGAGACAGAGACCCCTATTGAAAGTGAGCGCCCTGAGTGGTTGCCTGAGAAGTTTGATACAGCAGAAGACATGGCTAAAGCCTATGCCGAAGCTGAGAAGAAACTATCAGAACCAAAGGACACCAAGGAAAGTAAAGAAGCTAAACCTAAAGAACCTTCTGAACCTTCTAACGATGTCATCTCAAGTGCCTCCGAAGAATTTTCTAATAACGGAGAGCTATCCGACAAGACCTATGAAAGTCTTGAAAAGGCTGGTCTCTCTCGTGAAATGGTCAACGCATACATCGCTGGTCAACAGTCATTAGTAGAAGCTCAAACTGCAAGCATCCACAACTCTGTGGGTGGTGAAGCTGAGTATGATGCTATGGCTAAATGGGCTGGTGAAAACTTAGCTGATGACGAGCTAGATGCTTTCAACACGATTGTTGAGAGTGGCACAACAAGCCAAGCAACTGTAGCAGTCAAAGGCTTATATGCTCAATACAAAGCGCTAGGTGGTGGAGAGCCTTCCCTTGAAAAAGGTGGAACTTCTGCTGCTGATGCAGGCGCAAAGCCTTACGGTTCTGCCGCTGAGGTAACCAGAGCTATGCGTGACCCTAAGTATGCGGAAGACGCAGGATATAGAAAGCTAGTTGAACAGAGACTCTCAGTCACAACAGCAATATAATTATGACCCCAGAACTAATAGCAATGCTCGGAGGTGGTGTTAGTGGTTTCGTAATGAAACTCATTGGCGCACAGATGGAAAACCAAGCCCGTCAATTTGAGCGCATGATTACGACACAGCAGACAGCAGATGCCTCGGCTGATGCCGCTGCCAAACGTAATGGTGGTGTATTAGTTCGTAGATTCCTAGTGGTCTCCACTGTCTTTGCCATCGTAGTTGCCCCGTTCGTGTTCGCATGGACAGACGTGGGTGTCAGCGTTGCCAGAGAGACTGGAGGCTTTCTAGGGCTATTTAAAAGTGTCCAATGGGAAACCGTTCAAGGATTCGTAATCCTCCCTGAAATCAGACAAACCGCTTTAGCCATCGTAGGTTTCTACTTTGGCTCATCTCAAATTAAATGACAGAAGTTCTCGATGTTATCTCATCCATCACACCAGTTCTTATTGGTATCATTACGCTAATAATTGTAATGGCGCGGATGCACTACAACGTCGAGTCTCTTTCAGAAAAAGTAAAAATTCTTTTTGACTTTCATAATAAAAAAAAGAAATAAGATGAATGAAATTATATCTACTATTATTATCTTTTCTTGCGTTCCTAATCCCCCAATTAAAAGCAAATGAAAATCTGTCAATCTCCAGATTCGTGTCAAAAATCCCTTTGTGGGAAGTGTATCCGAATAGTAAGCCTAACGTCATTGGTGGCAATGGTAAAGCTTTTGGCTTCTATCAAATTACGAGTATTATGGTTAAAGACTTCAATCGTATCAGCGGTCAAAGTCTTGTTCATGAAGATTGTTTCGACCCAAGAATTTCTAAAGAAATCGCTTATACAGTTCTGGCGCACTATTCAAAACATATTAAAAGACAAGGAATAGAACCGACTGTAAAGCATTGGTTGTTTATATGGAATGGTGGTGGTGGTGCTTGGAGACGAGTACATCATCCTATCAGTGACCGTAAACAATTACGACTGGAGGGTTATGCTCAACGAGCTATGACCTTCCTATAACTTTCGTTTAAGATTAATAAGCACAATGCCCTCCGAGGAGGATAACATTTGGTAAGCAGATAATCGAAGACAAAAACAATAAACTAAAACTAACCCCAATAAAAGAAAGAAAAAACTATGGCAAATGGTAATACATCCCCAAGTCGCAGTGGTCTCATTTCTGGTGGTTCTGACAATGATGCATTGTTTCTCAAAGTCTTCTCAGGAGAAATCCTGACTGCTTTTGAACAGAACAATGTCATGAAGGACTTGCACTTGATGCGTACAATCACATCAGGTAAGTCTGCTCAGTTCCCAGTATCAGGAATCGCTTCTGCAAAATATCACACACCTGGAGTCAACATCGCTGACTCTGGTAACTCGATGCTTAGTAGCATTGGAATGAACGAGCGTGTCATCACTATTGATGATGTTCTTGTATCGTCCACATTCATTGCTAACATTGATGAACTCAAGAGTCACTACGACGTTCGTAGCATCTACGCTTCTGAACTTGGTAAGGCTCTCGCAAAACGCTTCGACATCGCAACAATGAAGACTCTCTTCGCTGCTGCTGGTGCTAGCGCTTCTGCTCCACAAGCTGGTGGCAACACCATCTCTGGTGCAACTACTAACACCACTGCTGGTATCGTTGACGCACTCTATGCGGCTGCTACTAAGCTGGACGAAGTAGACGCTCCAAGTGAAGGACGTTACGCTATCGTTACTCCTGCTCAATACTACAAGCTATTGACTGCTGATAATGTTGCTATCAACAAGGACACCTCTGGTGGTTCTGCTGATGCTGCTCGTGGCACAATCGTTGAGGTTGCTGGTATCCAACTCAAGAAGAGCAACAACTTCCTAGAAGTTATCGCTGAAGGTGACTTATCAACTGGTCAGTCAAATGCTGACAATGATGATGGTTCTGCTAACAACGATGTATTCGGTGGAAGTGGAGTAGGTTACAATGGTGACTTCTCTGCGTTGACAACTGGTGCTGATGCTACTCTTGAGCATGGTATCCTCGTTGGTACTAAGGAAGCTATCGGTACAGTTAAGCTTCTCGACCTCGCTACAGAGTCCGAGTACCAAATCGAGCGTCAAGGTACACTATTCGTTGCTAAATATGCAATGGGTCACGGTGTCCTTCGCCCTGAGTGTGCAGTGAAGATTCTTCCTGCTTAAAACCCTCTAAATTCAAAGCCCTCCTTGGTCAATCCCTTGGAGGGCTTTTTTTATTTTATGAAACGAAAAGGCGTATCATTACGAAAAGAACATAAGTCTGATAAAGGCGGTCTCACCAAGAAAGGTCGTGACTACTATAATAAGAAGACAGGTTCTAATCTTAAAGCACCACAGCCCAAGGGAGGCGCTAGAAAGCGTAGCTTCTGTGCAAGAATGTCAGGTGTTAAAGGAGCCATGAAAGACTCTAAGGGTCGCCCTACTCGTAAAGCTTTAGCCCTTAAACGATGGAAATGTTAAATTATGTCCCTCTACGAAAATATTAACCGACGCAAGAAACTAGGCATTAGCCGCACCAAGAAGAAATCTACTATCTCCAAGAAGTCCTATGACAACATGAAGAAGGGGTTTCCTAAAAAGAAAGATAAATAATAATGGCTACATATACTACCCAACTAGAAGCAGTAAACTCAATGCTAGGTCACATCGGTGAATCACCTGTGAATAGCATTAGCGACACCGCAGCAGTTCCTGTGTCTGTCTCCGTCGCTATCGCTGCACTTAACGAAGTGAGCAAAGACGTGCAATCGGAAGGGTGGCATTTTAATACTGAGATAGATGTAAAGTATTCACCTGTAGGTGGTTCTATTACTGTCCCTGCCGACATTATACAGTTTGACCCTATTGACACATCATTAGATATTGTTCAACGCGGAGCGACCTTGTTCGACCGTAAGAATAATACAACAACTTTTACAAGCGACCTAACGGTAAACCAAATGCGTTTACTAGATTGGGATAGCTTACCAGAGGTAGCACGTAGATACATCACACTCAAAGCATCAAGAGTATTCCAAGGACGCATCATTGGGTCTAGGGAATTAGAAGCTTTGATTGCTCGTGATGAATACGTTGCTAGAGCTAACCTATTAGAAGCAGATGGTAGCACCTCAGACCGAACTATATTTGACAACTATGACACCTCAGCTAGAGTTGGCATCAATCGTAACTACGACATCTCTTAATGGCATTAATCAATACAAGTGTCCCTAACCTCATCCAAGGGGTATCTCAACAACCAGACGCAACACGCTTTGCTGGTCAATGTGAGGAGCAGGAAAACGCTCTTAGCTCTGTTGCGGATGGACTGAAGAAACGCCCTAATACTCGACACATTGCCAAGTTACTCACTACAGATATTGGCGAGGATAGCTTTGTTCACTTTATCAATCGGAGTGACTCTGAAAAATACGTTGTTATTGTATATAAAGAGTATGACTCTAACAATGCTCACACGGGATGTAAGATAAGAGCTTTCAATGTATCAGATGGAACTGAGGCATCAATTAACTCGGTTACTGGCGGGTATGCGTTAAGCAGCTCACAGTTTGAATATCTACATACAAGTAGTCCTAAAGATAATTTAAAGGCTCTTACAGTAGCTGACAGAACTTTTGTGCTTAATACTTCAAAACCTGTCAGCTTAAAAAATGACAGTAATAATCAGGTAAAGACCACTCCTGACTTAGAAAAGAAGGCTTTGATATTCATCAAACAAGCTGACTACGAAAAAGAGTATGGGGTTAAGATAACTTCAAGCAGTAATGCAACTATAACTATTGGTAGCGGTGCAACTGCTAATGTAGTTTGGGCTTATAATGAAGTTAAAACTGGTGGAAGCAGAACTACTATGACGTATAGGAGAGACTGGTATATAGCTAGCGCAACTGTTTCAAGTGGCGGGAGTAACTACTCTGGAACGCCAACCCTCCAACTTTCAGGAGTAACAACTCAAACAGAAGCTGACGTAACTTTTTCAATTACAGGTGGTGCGGCTTCTGGTAGCGCAACGGTCACTAATCAGGGTTTGTTTACGGGGGTAGGCTCAATATCTACATATGGTAATAATAATAGTTACTACCCGTCCGTAGTTATCAACGGAGCCTACGCACCTGATACCGCAAGCGGCTATGAGGCAAACATTGTTGATGCTAATGTAGCTGGTGCTGGCTCAACCGTTGAAGCAGTGATAACTTCTGATACTTCGAATAATGCGACTGGAACTCAACTATCAACAGAAACTATAATAAATAAATTACACGACAACGGCGGTAGTACCGACATTGACACAAAATTTTCAGCGGCATTTCACATAAAGAGGACTAATAATCTCATAGAGATGGTGAGGAAAGACGACACTGATTTTCAAATATCTGGCTTTGATGGTTTAGCCAATGAAGGTCTAGGTGTTATTTATAAAGAAGTTAATTCTATATCTGATTTACCTACATTCGCTCCAGATGGTTTTGTTGTAAAAGTTAGAGGAGATGTTGAGTTAAGCGAAGACGATTACTATGTTAAGTTTGAAACCAATACAGGTATATCTACAGATAGTGGGGGCGTGAATAGTAAGGTCGGCAGCGGCAGTTGGGTAGAAACTATTGCTCCTTCAATTAGCTCAGGCGTATCAAGTTCAACTCTTCCTGTTTCTCTCGTAAGCACAGGTGTAAATAGTTTTACTATTCAAGAAACTCAATTTTCTGAACGGCTGGTTGGGGACGATAATAGCAATCCGCTTCCTTCTTTTGTAGCTCAAACGATTAAGAATATTTTCTTTTTTAAGAATAGGCTGGGATTTTTATCAAACGAAAACGTAATAATTTCAGAAAGTGGTCTTGGAGCTTCTGACGCTTCTGGTGACTTAGTGTTTAATTTCGGACGCACTTCAGTTACAACTCTATTAGACTCTGACCCAATCGACGTAGCAGTATCAAGTAGCCGAGTTACTAATCTTAAATCAGCTAAGGGATTCCAAGAGAACCTTATATTATTTTCTGAGAATGGTCAGTTTGTTCTTAAAGGGGGTGATATACTAACACCAAAGACAGTTAGCATCATCCCTATTACTAACTTCAGCTTTGAAGACCAAGTTGACCCATTACCATTAGGTTCTTACATTTACTTCCCGTTCACTCGTGGAGCCTTTACAGGTATGCGTGAATTTACCGTGAACGCCTCTACAGATAATTACGACTCCACTGAGGTCACTGAACACGTTCCTGCTTACATCCCTAAAAACATTATTGATATGGCTGGGACTACCTCAGAGGACATGATTGTGTTACTCAGTGGTGACGAAAAAGGCTCTCTATATATCTACAATTACTTCTGGAACAACAATCAGAAAGTCCTTAGTGCTTGGTCTAAGTTTACCTTTACAGGTGAGATACGAGGCATTGAGTTCGTTGAGTCCACCCTCTACGCAGTCATCGTAAACAACGGAGAAACTAACCTCGTTGAGATGCCCCTAGAGTCTGGTCTTACGGATGCCGCTGGCTTTGTTACTCACCTAGATATGCGAGTAGAATCTACAGTCACCAACGGTGCATCTACAATCACCCTTCCTTACACACCAGCAGATAACACAGTAGAGGTTTACACAAAGGATGGACTAAGACTTAACTGCACTAACTCTGGAGCTACTGTTACTCTTACACAAGCGGTGACAGCGGATACCCCTGTATTTACTGGCATCCCCTACACCATGAAGTACACCTTCTCTGAGCAACTCTTCAAAGCTAAGGCTGGCAACGGCACAAGTCCTTCTAATGCCGCTAAGTTGTTGATACGCAA